ACCAATTATTTAATATTTCACTATCTGGTACGGTGCGTTTCGCTAATTGAGTTGCTGTTTCTTGCCATAAAAAAGTGATCAGTTTTTGCATATTATCGGTTGGTAGCCAAGTAAAGTGTTCATCTTTATCTGCTTTAAAGCTCACTAACTCTCGAATAATTATTTGCTCATCTGTGGTTAATATATTTATTAGCTGATTAAGCTCCATCGGTGGGATATTCTCCGTTTTTACTGTCCAATAAGCAGCTAAAAGTGAACGTAATAGATAGAAATATTTTTTTAATTTTATGGGCTCATCTATCGCTTTACTTGCATGACTCTCTTCAAAATGATGTCTACTAACGGCTTTTGCGATCCCTCTATAATGATGAACAATGATTTGGGGTTGATAATATAATTGTGCCAACTCAAATAATTCTTTTTGGATACCAGCATATTGTTGATAAACAATAGGTGATTGTAACCACTCAAATAAGATAGCATTTGACTTACGTAATAGATGCAATGCTTTCGTAATATCCCAAGCTCCTACATCAAACCAATTATTTTCTATCCACTCAAATGTTTCTTTAGGTTTATCAATTGAAAGATATGCATTGCGAGGTCGTATAAAAATACCACGTACATCATAGTCACTATCCGTTGATGCGAAGCCCCAAGCACGGCTTCCACTTTCAGCAACATAAAGTAGTTTTATTTGATGCGTTTGCTCTATTTGTGGCAGTTTTTTTAATATCTGATTATGCATGATGATGTTACTCGGTATTTCCTTACAACTCTTAAATTTAATATGTTGCCAATTATGATGATGACTAGGGCTAACAATAGCAACATAACTACTTTAGTGTCTTAATTTTATAATTTATATTTTGATACCGTCTCCTATACCGTCATTTTTTTCGGTTCTTGTCAACCATTAGCAACCATAGAAAACAAAAAAGCCACCAGTAACTTACTGATGGCTCTTGGTTTTTTAACCTTTATCAACTATTGCTGATAAACGGTATTTTATTCCCACTCAATTATATTCTAGTGATTTAACTCACTGATAAATATAAATTATATTTAAATTAGATATCACTAACACCGTCACCGATACCGTCATTATGAAATCTGTCTACTTTTTCATCGGTAAGAATTGAGGAGTTTTTCCTTTGCTCCCAGCTCTGAAATACAAAGGTTGAGTGTTCTGGTATTTTCATCTGCACGCTGAGCTTCACGCCCATATCGTTCAAGTGTTTCTCGTAGTTGTCGAGAAAGTTCACTGGCTTTGGCTTTCTCAACTCGGCAGGTATTGGCGTTATCGGTACTTGCAACTTCTGTTTTCGAGGTACCGGTTGAGAGCTGCACCCTGTCAAAGTGATTAAGAACACGATCAAGCAAAGCATCTGTGCGTATCGTATCATGCTGTTGTGCGTCATGATATATCTCCAACCTATTCTGCTGTTCATTGTCTGCTTGTTTACGCAGAACAATATTTGTGGCCACATCCTTTTCATCTAATTGATTACCTGCAATCTGTTTATTCATTGCTCGGTTATCAAAATAAATACCGCCAGCAACAAAGCCAGCGGTAAAGGAAACAGCCAAAGCAATTAGCGCTATGACGGTTTTATTCATTAACGAACCCCATTGTGCTCTAATGAAAAATGATTACCGTCAGGACGAGTTTTAAAACGCCCACCCCAACTTCCACCCAATGATTCCCAATACTCACCCAGTTCTTTATAGTCGCTGGTGGCTGTAAGGTATTTGCCGTTAGTATCAAATAGGTTGAAATCAACTGCTAAACGTTGAGTATGCAGACTGTTGCTAATACCAGATCCTTTCTTTGCATTTAATTTAGCTTGTTCTTCGGTACGATAAGTCTCACCAAACGTCAATTTATATCCCTTCTGCTGAGCAAAGGTGATCAGTTTTGCAACCATACCTGTAAACGTATTTTGTTTATCAACTAGTGACATATTCACCCCTTTATAAACTTGATTACATTGCCTTTACTGACCAGCAACGTTGTGCAGATCAGGATATTGGCAAAGATGTTGTATATATCAGCGTGATAATTAGGATCGAAGTAAGCGCGAATAGGTACGCTTGAAGAGTAAGCAAGAATGAGGAAAGCTAACCATCCACCTTTTTTACAGTGTTGTCTGCCGTCACGTTTAAAATAGAACACACGTAGAAATATGACGGTACAGATGATGGCATTAACAATAGTGAGCAATGTTTCGCATTTCATTGTTGCCCTCCTTGTTTCGGTATATCAGCCCTTCCATATGCTTTTACGCTTAACTTAACCACAAGCAAAGCGGAAACAAAAGCACCTACGGCATCGATATGTTCGATTTCGTATTGCTCAGGTTTCACACCGAAAAGACCAGTAACAGAAATAAAGATAGTTGCTGCTGGGCTAAAGAATATAAGACCACAAACGAAGCTTAGAAAGGCTAATACCGATCTACGTTTAAAGCTATATTCAGTAGCAGCAGTGGTAAAGAAGATAGCTCCCAATAGTGAACCCATAACAACTTCTGCTGGAAGCCCTGCGAAGTAACCAAGAAAAGCAGTTGTGCCGATCCCAGCTTTTGTGTAGACATCTTCTTGCATGAGTGTAGTACCAGTGATTAATGAATAGTCATGATACTACATAACCAATAAGATAAACAAAAATGCAAATAGCATTATATTTGATTTACATTTTAGATACCATAACTCCAGACATTCCATCTTCGCTGGACTCAATAGTTATAGACATACTAAAGTTAATAAATACAGTAGACGTACCATTATTGTAGCTTTTACCTCCTATAATTAGCACATTGCCATCAACGCGATAATAAACTTCACCACATCTTCCTGTTGGTTTTTCTTCTCTTACATAAGCAGCTTTCAGTTGACTTCTATTCATTGCTGATATAACAGCCATTGCTGGATATACGTTATCTATTGATGGATTCCTTGCTGTTAAATTGCAGTTAATTAAATACCCTGAGCCATTGGAAGGTAATGTTATTTTAAAAAAATCAATGCTGGTATTCTCTGTAATATTAGTCTTTTTGTTAAATTCAGTCTGAGTATTTATAGATCTAACTTTATCTTTTATGTGTAAATTATTTACATTTTGTTCGTTCGTTGAGTTTGCAAATAATGTATTGTAGTCGTTTTTTTTATTTAAAATTACTACACCACCAGCAACATTCCCCATCACATTAATTCTATTTCTAGTACACTCACTGTCTATATATATTGCTTTTGATAAACTACCTCCTGGCTCAATACCAAACCCATCAACTTGATTGTTTGATGAGTGATGTGCTGATTCTATACGCTTGTTTCTCAGATTTATGCCAATAACACCATTTTGACTTTGATGTAAAAATCCACCTATAACATGATTAGCGTAAGCGCCATAATAAGATATACCAGATGTTACACAGCGATACAGTTGAGGTGAAATAATTGTATGAGCATTAGCAATCTCATTAAGAACTATCCCCTCATCAGAACCGTGAATAATTGGATTACTAACGTAACCAAAATAATTTGCTGAGCTAGTACCTATGTTAACTTGCGCATTAGTAATATCTATACCAATATTACCTTCTCTTTGTACCCCTTTAATAAAAGGGTTCTCAAATCGCCACCATAGAGCATTTTTATTATCATTACTATCCTGGTGACCAAGTCTAACAACACCATGTGGATGATCGTTTTCAGTTATAAATTCACCTCCATAGCTCTCAGAATAACTTCCTCTTAAAATAAAAACAGGATCAGTATTATCGCTATATTTAGATAAGCGTATTAACCTTGCACCCTTTGCGAATCTTATTCTTTTACCAGCTTGTGTGACAATTTTTTCGTCAACTCTATAAAGACCTTTAGGTACCCAAATATCAGTGATGGAATCATCATTTAATGCGTTTAAAAAACCCTGGGTGCTATCTTTCGTCTCGTCATTAGGGTAAATGAAATCAAAATCCAATACTGAAGGATAATCAGAAAGTGATAAT